GCCTCTTCCACGTAGATGCCCATGCTGTGGACTCTGGAAAAATACGGAAACTTGAGCCCGTAATAGCCCTCACGGCAGACCATGCGGAAGTTCGACGGAATCGTGTCGCCTGCCGCAGGGTAAGGATTCTGGAACGTGGGAGCCAGAATCGTGTTAGCCGGGAGCCAAGGAATGTTCCTGATCGGAAGAACCTTGGAGATGCCATAGGCCGAGAACTTGCATTTGTACTCAGTGATCAAAGAACCGGCCATACCTTGCTGGTTCGGATCACCCGTACGAACCCACAGAGTGCCCGCGCCAGAACCGCTCGGGCTAGACTGAAGTTTCTTCTGGAAAGCCGGCATCACGTCCGAAGAAATCAAGAGCGCATCCGGAGTCACTTGCCAAGTCTGCCACTGGTTGGCAATCGCATTTTCAACTTCCACGATTCCGCCAGCCCCATCAGACGTCAGGTTCGCACCAGCCAGGTCAAGCCAATAAGCCGACCGGCCGGAAGCGTTCGCTTGAGAGCCCGCGAGCCAAGTCGCGATGCCATCAAAATCACCCGTGGTAAAGGTCGTCGCCGGGTTCGAAGAATAATCAACGTCGTTCAGAGCGGACAGGGCTTGATTGGCCACTGGAGCCAGAGCTGTGATTGTGAAAGTGCTGTAGGGCGATACGAAGGCAAACTTCGCGTTAGCCTTAGAAGGAGTCGTCGCATCGGTCGCATCGATGAACACCGCGTATCCAAATGCACCCGGTTCCGGTTCAGCAACAACCTTGATGATCTGATTCGTGCTGGAAGTCGCCTGCACCGCAGACGGAGCAGAAGCGCGACCGCACCCACCATTCAACACAACGGAGTTACCGTCAGCCGAGGTGTACGCAATTTGCTGTGCAATACCAGGAGCGGGCAATTTAGCGCCAAATTGCGCAACATTGTAAACTCCCCATCCGGTTAGAGGCACAACATAAACCGAGATCGTGGCAGATCCACCAAGGGCGGACGTACCAACCAACGCACTGATGCCAGGCGCTGTCGGGAATGAAGAACTCGTAGAGAGCACAAAACCATTCTGACCTGCGCTGCCCACGCCGCTGTTCCCGAAGATCGCCATGCGCTCTTCAAGGTTCAGTAGCACATTCAGCTTAGCCAGATTCGCCGAACCCAGGTTGTCATTAAAGCCCACACCGGCCGATTGAGATTCAAACGTCACAGCCGCATCGATACCCAAGGTAACGAACGCAGCAGACGTGGTCACTGTCGGAATCGCGATGTACGCGTTACGAGACCCTTCTGGCACAGAAGGCAGAACGTTGCCACCAGGGCTAACGATCTGTTTCCATGTGCAGACCAGGCCGCCAACTTCCTTGCCGAGCTCTTCAGGCGTCACGCGAGGAATCATATCAAGAACAGGGTGAAACACAGAATACGTGTTCCGAGCCTCTTCCTCCAAAGGCAGGAAGTTCAAGCCCGACCCGGTCGTGATAGACGGAGCCTTCGCCAAGGAGTTTTTGAACGCCTTGACCAGCTCATTGATATCACTTGCTTGGAAAATCGCTTCAGTGTTCATTGTCATTCCCCTCGTCGTGAGATTCCTCAAACCCCTTAAACTTACTACTCGTTCCTACGCTCAATAATACGGCTAGGAACGGCTTGCCACTTCTTGCTGGTGCAGCGTTGGGCTTTCTGGATAGTCTTCTGATCGCCTACCCGGTACTTTGCCCAATCCTCATCGGTCATCGTCTCACCAGCATCCGCTGGAGTCTCACCGCTAACATCCTCTGCCTTTGAAAAGGCACGAGCACGGTTCCGATTGCCAACCCCAGGAGCAACAACTTCGCTCTCAGGAGCCACAACCTTGGACAGAAGCTCCATGAAAACCTTGACCGCGTCTTGCTTGGTCAGGGGCTTATCTTCCGTCTTTTCAGACACAACGGCCGCAGCCGCAGGAGCTGCCTTGGCAAGAGCCTTGGCAACCGCAGCATCAACGATCTTCTGCACATCCTCCGGCTTCACACCTTCAGCCTTAGCAGCAGGCACAACCGCAGG